TCGAGATGCTCGCAGTTACGCAACCTTCGCCGTCAAACACACCGGCAAGATACCAGAGCAATGCATCATCGCTGGGAAAGTCTTCAATAGTGGCCATTAACCGCCTCTGCGGCCCCTAGTCCGGCGCGGAGGAGGTTGCGTGCCACGAATCTGTGCGTTCACCTCAGCGGCCGATACACGACGCTTGGGACCGTTTGGATTCATCTCCACGAAGTCGCCAGTCTGAGTCCTGATCTGGCCACCCTTCGCAAAGCGGCGAGTTACTCGGACTCGGTCCCCGTCGAGTTCGACCTCATTACCTCTAACATTCGCGCGCGGACGCGGAACGGTAAGGCGGCTGCGGCCCTCTTCTGGAGCTCTGATGGGGATTTCTTCTGTGAACGAGCCAGTACGGAGGTCAAAGACCTCGCCATCGTTCGCGTTTTGTTCCGGCGTGTAACGAGTGCGATCATTACCTTCTTGTGCAGTGGCTCGCCGCTCGCTGATCACCGTATCGTCGTAGCGAGGGGCCGCGACTTGGTTCAGTGTTCTTGGAGCTTGGCGAGGCTTGGCTCGCTGCTGATTACGAGCAGCGCCGCCTTTGTAACGAGAGATGTCGGCCATTAGCAGCCACCCTTAACCTTACCGCCTTTTGAGAAGCGATTCATCGGACGAGCCATAGCCGGAGGACCGGCAATGGGGCTAGGGCCTGCCACAGGACCTTGACCCGGCAGCACTTGGGGCATAGGCATCTGAGGAGCCATAGCCTGGACTTGGCCACCGACAGCCATCTTACGTGCCTTTGGGCGAGCCCTTACAGACCCGCCCGTAGACATCTTCTTTACCTGGGCCTTACCGCGGCAGCGGGAAATGTCGCCCATTGGATTAACCCGGAATCGGGATCGGTGGGAGCTTCAAATCGCGAAGGACTTCCGGCAACCGATTGCGGACCTTATCGATAACGGCATCTTTGCCGCCGACAAAGCGAAGCATCCAGCCTGGAATGACCTTGAGAAGGTCATTAGCGATAGAGGCCACGAAAGCATTACCAACGCTGACAGTCAGGCCCTTCTGAGCAAGCTGCGGATACTCGGCAGCCAGCTTCATCAGGCCACCTTGGATGTACTTGCCGAACAGCTGATCGACGCGGGCAATCTTCGCCAGCGGCGCCAGGGGGCCGAGGAAGCGTTCAACGAGCGCCCAGACAGCGGCAGCTACGGCTGACGCGACAGCGCCCAGGAAGCCGGCCTGGAAGTATTCAGGCGGGATAATCTGGACTTCGTTCGATTGAACCGCCGCGGCGAAGGCCGGGCCGGCGATAAGCGCTGTTACTGCGAACGCGCAGAACGCGAAAAGCTTGTTGATCTTCATTAGGTTTTCTCTGTGTTTACCTGAGGTACTCTGGTATATAGAGCGTTTATGCTCGAGAGGTGAGTCTCAAGGGTCAACTTGAGCTTGGCAGCATGCTCATTCAAGGCCTGAACAGCCGCCTCATGGGCGGCTCTAGCCTGAGTTTCGACAGCAATAAGCTCAGCGAGATGAGCCTCCATCGCATCGAATGGGCTGGCCTTAATGTTCAGATTGAAGTCTGAAAGGATTGGCACTGAAAGCGAGGGATCAGTGCGACGGAGGAGGCCTGGAACGATGGAAGAGAGTTTCATGATAATCTCCAAAAAGAGTTTAACCAATAGAGGATTGAGCATGTCCCGTCAACCCCGAGGGTGGTCCGGACCCCAACCATTTACATGGCCAAGCTCATGGCACACCACCTCGGCGTACCGCCCCGGATACGTGCAAGGATCAGGCAAGATCATAACCTGCTCATTGGCGCAGGCTTCGACGTTACGAAGCCGTCCACCTGTAATCATGCCGCAGAGGTTTTCGACGTTCTCTGTGCTTGCGAACTGGACCGTGATCTGAACCGGGCCGCGATAGGCTATCGGCGCACGTTGAGCGAAGGCCACGGCATAGAGCGCAAGCCAGATTGCTGCGCCAAGCAACAGAGCCGTTGTCCAGCCAATGAGCGCGCGTTGGCCCTTGGTCACGTTGTCACCGCTTGCCGGCATTTACCCAGCGGGCCATATCGGGAGAAGCAAGCGCGTCTGCTTCGGTTGGGAAACTGATGAGCGCGTCAGTGGTCATCGCGTTGGCCCTTTGGCCGCGTCGTCTGATTGCGCGAAATGACGCGCAACTGGTACGCTATGACGCAAAGCAGAAGCGTTTGAACGATGTCAAAAATCATGCGCTTGTCACTGCAGTTAGTTCGCTATCGCTTAGAGCGCGGGTCCATAGAGCAGCGCGGCGGAGATAGCCGAAGGTGGGAACCCCACCATTGTTGAACTCAATCTGGGAAAGTCCCGTAGGGAGCGCTGCACTTGTATCTGCGGTTCCGAGTGTGCCGTTCCGCGCGGCTTGCATATCGTTTTCGGCAATTCGACCGGCAACCCTGATCCGGTCCCCAACCGCAAATGCGCTGCCGATGTTGATTGACGCAGAGAAAGAAGACGCTGCCTTCACTTGCATTCCTGGGACGCCGTTGCTGGCCCACACAAGGGTTCTGTTCGATGTTGTCCCATCGTTGATAGCAAGCGCCCGCTGATCTGTCGCCGATGCCCCCAACACAACAACTTCCCACTCAGCGAAGACACTGTGTGTCGTGAGCCCGCTCACCCCCGTAACAGTGAGAGAGTCTACTGCTCTTGTTGCTGAGCCTGTTGTAGTTGGAATGTAGCTTGAGGCGTAAGATGCGGCTTCTACCTGCGCGCCCCAGAGGTAAACGCCGTTATTGTCGCTGGAAAAGCTAGGCAGCCTTGTCTCGGTATTGTCCCGAGCAAGACTGATTACGCCATTAGCCGAAGCCGTCGCGTTAGCCGTCGCCGTGATGCTGCACCGATACCATCCGCCGCCCAGCGCCACCACCGTCGCCGTGCAATTTGACGGTGTTCCCGCAACGCCTGTTGAAACATTGAAATTACAATACGGCAGTGTCGAAAACGCGCCCGACCCAAACGTCAACTGTACGGCAGCGAGTTCGCCCGCTTTTGCGTACACCGATACCGTATAGGCTTGGCCGCTCGTGTAGGAAATGCTCTGCGCCGCATAGTGCTGCGCCGACCCGTTAATCGCAGACAGCTTATCCGCTGTCGTCGTTCCATCCGGTGCAACGGCGGCGTCAGTTCCTACGCTTGTGTTGTTTGCCGTTGTAACCCACGTCGTCCCAAACGTCTGGCTCTGCAAGCACAGGTTCGTCCCTGCTCCTTCTATAAGCACGCCCTTATCTGTTCTGCGGAGTTCGCCTGATGCAAACGGTACAAGAACACCCGCCGCCGTTTGAGCGTAGCCAGTCGAAGCGCGAGTGAAAGACCAGCCGGGCGTATTGGCAAGCGGGCCGTAGTAAACGTCTTTGAAGCGAGCGTAGTTGTTGATGAAATCCCAAGCAGAGTTTGCCCCCGGGGCAAACCTCGTTGTCGGATCGGAACCATCTTCGGTTCCAGGGCCGCCAAGATTTGGTAAACTGTTGCTTAGCCCTAGACTACCGAGCCCAACTCCACGAGATAAAGACATCGCTTTAGCCCGCCTGGATCAGAACAATCCGACATGAACCACTTCCACTATTCTGCTTTCCGCGAATGCCGCGAACTGGGAATGAGTAATTCCCATCCGAGTCAGCGGTCTTCGCAACCAACGTAGGGTGATCAAGCCAGAGTGCAGAAGCGCTATCCGGGTCATCAAGCGTATGCTCAATGTCAACGTTCACCGTGCCAGTAACGTCAACAACAATACTGACATTGAACGGCGTGACAGACGTGTCAGGTCGATGGACGGCGCTAGTTGTAGCGCCGCCCGAAGCATCAGTTGTCGTCAGTGTAACGGGACGCATTGTCGTCTCCCGTTAAGCGGTCTTGGACGTATAGAGCGGGGCGTAGAGGATCGTGCCGTTCACATTGAACTTCACCCAGGCATCGACACCACCAGGAGTCGTCTTGGTCGTCGCGCCATCGACAGCCTTGTGAGTGCCGGCAGCAGCGTTAAACCATGCAAACGCGGCATCGGTAACGGCAGCTGGGCCTGCGCCTGCTAGCGTTGGTGAAATGCACTTGATGTAGTTGTGGCGCGTGACCGTCTGCGCCGTAGCGGCGCTGTAGGTCGGAGTTAGCGAGATACCAGCAACGACGCCATCGGCAACCGTGCCAGTGATGACGCCAGTCTCAGCAAGGTCAGAGTGACCAGCTGTCACGTTGCCCGTCACGTTGCCCGTCACGTTACCAGTGACGTTCCCCGTCAGGTCGCCAACAAAGCCAGCGGCGGTGATAATACTACTAGTTGTGGACATGCGAATTCCTCAGGGAAAAGAGGGGTCCCGAAGGACCCCTCAGAAGTTTCTTACGAGGCGCCGGGCGAGCCGTAGAAGCCAAGCGGGTCGCCTACGCCGAAGCTGTAGCGTTCCCGAGCCTTGTACTTCACGTTGCCGGTGTCGAAGTCGCCTTCCATGCCCTTCTTCATCGCGACGCGCTGGAACATCTTGTAACCGTTGGTCACGTCCGTCTTGAGGAACCAAGCGTTCGTGTCCGTCAGATAGTTGATGACAGCGTAGCCACCCGGGATACGGCCCGTTGACTTGATCGCGTTCAGGTCGTTATCCATCGAGCTTGGACGTTGCTCAGTTTTCAGAATACGTTCTGCTGTGAACTCAAGCGCGGCCGGGATGATCAGGCGTTGCGGACGGGCGTTGACCAGAAGGCCACGGTCGTCAGTCCAGGCTGCCATCGCGATAATCGCTGCTTCCAGCGAGGTCTCGTTCAAGTCAGCACCAGAGTTCGGACGGTTGGCGTTCGTGCCACCATTCACCAGCGTATGGCTGGTGGAAAAGGCATAAACATCGTCGCCAGTCTTGTACGTGCCAAAGCCGAGGTTCAGAGGAACCATCGCCTTGATCTGCTTCGTTTCCGCGAAGGAGCGCGCGAGCGCCTTCGTGCCACGTTCAGAGAGCGATTGATAGAGGTTGTCCTCCATCGCTTCTTCGGTGATCTGGAAGCCGAGCTTGATTGTTTCGTGGTTCCAACGAGCCACGTAACTTTCTTGCATCGAGTCCCACGGAACCCCGCCGCCTTCATTCGTGGTCTGAGCGAGACCCAGGCCCGTCACGCGGAGCTCTTCTTCAAAGCTGCGATCAGAGTTGTAGGTATCGTAGACCAGCTTATGCTGCTCAGGATAGCGCTTGTACTCGAGACCGAACAGGGCGTTCAAGCCCGGTTCGAGTTCTCGGAGCATCTGTGCGCGTGAAATTGCACCAGCCATTATAGCTTCTCCTTACGAGGCCGCAACGCCAGTGGTCTGGCGATGGAAGTGCGTGTTCAGTCGCACGTAGCATTCGGTATAGGTGTCACCCACAGAGCTCAGCGGGTCGTTGACGAAGCCAACGATACGGAGCGGAAGGGTTGCAGTGTTCGCAATAGACGAACCGTCGAGCGTGAGGCCCGAATTGCCGGTTGCCGTGCTACCCACCGCGGTTTGGATCAGGGCTGCGTTGCAGCCAAGAGCCGTAGCTGGGACAGCCTCATCCGCGATAACGCGATATACAAGGTCCGGATCGTCATAGACGAATGCGTATGCATCGTCTGCCGGCGACGTAATGGCGCCAGGATAGAAATGACGTTGGAGCCACTTTTTGCTCGTCGGGTCAGTGTACTGGCAACCGCCAAATACGCCAATCGGCGTGCCGCTGGACGTGACGGTCGTGGCCGTCAGCGTGGTGTTGAGCGTCTGGATATGACCGCGGCCCGTTGAGGACGCAATCAGTTTAACCGGGTCGCCGTTGAAGATAGCATAGGTTTCCCCAGCGTACATCTTCATCAGCGTGAAACCGAGGACGCTCGGAGCACCGTTACCAAGACGGTAAGCGGGCTTCAGTCCATACGGCTTAAGACTAGTTGCCATTTTGTTCTCCGAACCTGACTACCCGTTAGCGGGGCGGCAGGGCGTTGACTCTGCTTCGACTTTCATTTTCATACTTGACCCTGCCATCGCTTTCTTGCTCTTCACGAAGACGGGCATTGATCGAATTGATTTGGTTTAGCGACAAATCTTTGTAGTATTTGTCACGAGCCTTAGCGAGCTCCACCGGCATCCTGCAAAGGATCAGACCACCGAACTCAATCGTTCCGATGGATTCACCCTTGTTGAACATCTGCATGGAAATTTCGGGGTAATCCTCAGCCGAAACCGGCTGCCAACCCTCTCGCACGGCCCTCGCCATGTTCACGCTATCAAGTTCGCCTCTGGAAGAGCCACGAACCCAGCGGTGGACCCAGCCATCTTTTTGCGGCGGGTCAGGTAGCACATCAGCCGGCCTCCAAGTCAGCGGAGTAGCGTCGGCTTCGCGTGTTTCCGCCTCCCGATTTTGCCGCGGCGCTCTAGCAGCCGATGCCCGATCAGAAGGTTGATCTTGACGTAGTGCTTGTTGCTTGCTCTTTTCAAGAGCTTCTGCGATCTTTTTCATCTGATCGCCAACAATCGGCTCGTCTACTTTGTCGTCAGTAAGGTCTCGCTTGGTCATTTACTTCTTCCCCAGGGCGTGCTTTTCTTCCAAATACTGCTTCGGGCTGATGCCAAGTCTATCGGCAATAGCCTTTTCTCTTGCGGTGATCTTGTAGATTTTCTTGCCGCCCTTGCCTCCTCCACCGCCACTGTTGGAGCCATTGATCGGAGCAGCGCGCGATTCCGCTCGCTGCGGCCGGCGAGGAGTTTCCTCCTCTTCGTCGTCTTCGTCCTCATCGTCTTCGGCTCGACCCTCGAAGTAATCAGCGAAGACAGTCTTCATCTTTTTGTCGATCTTCTGATAATACTCTTCAGAATCAGGCACTACGCCATTCTTGATGAGTTTTTGGTGGAGACCATAGACATAGCCTGTCATCTCCTCGTCCTGGTGGAACCAGTCCTTATTTGCATCAGCCCAGGCCTTGCGGGTCTTCGGCCACTTCGAACGATCATTGGGATCGTTCTGGTCGGCGCCGCCTCCGCCACCGGGATTGTTCTCGGTTTGTTCTTTAATCTGCCTTTCGGCGTGGAGGGTGTTGTTGAGCTTACTGCGCGTGTCAGCGATCTTGTCTTGAAGGTCTGCGACCTTCTCGCCATCGCCAGTCTCGACCGCCGCGGCAACCTGCTTTTTCAGATCGACAAGCTCAGACTCCAGCTTCTCCTTATTGGCGCCGACAACAGAACTGGCGGCCCCTTGAAGTTGGGCTCGCTGCTTTTGCACAAGGCTAAGAGCCTCGTTGAGCATCCGGTCCTTTTCATCAGCCCGGCGACGTTGTTCGTGTTTTTGACGAGTTAGCGTCTTGATCCGCTTGGCTGCGCCAGCGGAATAATTCTTAAGCTCCTCGTCCTCGATCTCATCGTCTTCTGGCTCATCATCAGAAGCCTTAGACCGACCGCGATCCTCTTCAGGAGTATCGTCCTCGATCTCAATCTCGAACTCGTCTTCATTCTCGTCTTCGAGTCTCTCGGCACTCATTATGCAATCCTCTTGATATTGCTCGGGTCTTGGACGACACCTTCAACCGTATCATCGTTGATGAAGCGGAATTCCTTGTCATGGAGCACCACGCGCGTTCCCGAGTATGGACGCATGATGATGAAGTCACCTTCCTTGCAATACGGCCCATTGGGGAACCGCGCCTGATCGGCGTAGCAGGAATCACCAAGAGCGACCACGTACCCAACCGGGCTGGCCATCTCTTCGCGTTGGACGTATTCGTCTGGGAGAGCGATGCCACCTTTGGTGGTCTTCGCGTAATCCGGCATAGCAACCAAGACTTTCCAGCCCTGAGGCTTTAAGGAGAAGTCTTCTCGCTTTGTTACTTCTTCAACAGCTTTGATAAAGTCTTCCCGGCTGGGAAGCATGTAATTACTGCTCATCTTCAATATCGTCCTTTTGCTCTTCTTTGGCGAGCATATCGATTTCTTGATCAATACGATCTAATGCGTTTAGATAACCTTGTGAATACCTGACAGCCTCAATAGTCATTGAAGGGTCTGACAATAAGCTGCGCTTATGTTCCTCCTGAAGAACTTCCTTTAGCTCGAGCAGTTTCCTTAGCACTCTCTCTGCGTTCATCCCTGTCCTCGTTTGCGTTCATAGTTGTTATGCCAACCTTGAGAGCCTCTAGCGCCTGTTGAGCGGCGCTGGTTCGCTCGGTGAGACCGGTGTCGGCTTCGGCCTGCTTGGCCTTGATGGCCAATTCAATACCCTGTAGGGTAAGTTCAGCGAGAGAAATGCGTCCTTCGAGCTCTTCCTTGCGAGCCAGAATTTTCGTCTTCTCAGCGTCAGTGGCGCCCTTAATCTGGATGCCCATCAACTTGATCTGGGAATCCATCTGTTTGATCTCGAGCTCCTTCTGGCGGAGCATAACCATCGGGTCCTGAGCAGCTTGAGCGTTGGCTTGAGCTTGTGCTTCAGCTGTGTTGCGCTGAAGAACGCGGTCGGCCGCTTCCGCGGCGACGCGGGACAGGGCAGCTTCAGCCATAGGATCGAGCGGTTGGTTCGGTGGCGGAAGCGTGATGCCGGCTTCCTTCTCGATCTTAGACCGATAGGCCATAGCCGTGTGTTCGGTGATGTGGGCCATAGCCGCGGCTTGGATTGCCGCGGCGTTTGGGTTCTGCCCAATGATCTGTTGCATCAGCGGGTCCTGCATCGCGGCCATGTGGACGCGAATGTGAGACTCGTGATCTTGGATCAGATGCGCCTTCACCGGGCGCATCATCAAGAGATTCATGTTTTCTGAAATTGGGTCTGTCGGGATGAACTCATCCTGGATCGGAACGATCTTTGCTGCGCTCGGAAGCTCCATTGTCTCCACGATCATGCGGTGAAGAAACGCCATGTCGTAGTGTTGCGGCTGCTTCGACGCGAGCGTCTCAACCGCTGTCAAACGCATGATGCGCTGGCTCATGGTCGATCCTGACGGATCGGCCGTTGGCACTATGTTTGTGGCCGAGAAGTCTTCCTTACGATTATGAGGGCCATCTTCTGTATTGTACTCATACTTATCGCCCATCTCGTTCGCGATAATGTCCTTCGCCATGCGAAGTTCATGATCCATTGAGATGTAGTTGCGAACGCCGACAGCTGAGATAACGCGCGTGTGACGCTCGATGAGCGCCAAGGTGGTTCCAACAGGCGCATTTGCACCGCCAGCATCGCCAACCTTCATATCGGACAGTGAGCCGATGCGGCGACCTTCTTCGACTAGCGTGCCAAGCAGGGTCGCGAGAACCATGCTCGGTTCTTTCGTTGGCACCCACTCAATCGACTTGCTGAGCATACCCGGTGGAAGATCAATGTCTCGAAGCTCACCCGGGCGGAGCGGACCATCATCGCCTTTTATGCGGAGATTGCGGGACTTAAACCCCGAAGGCACGTTATTCATCGTGCCGGCATCAACAAGCTGACGAAGAATAGACGTGGCAGCGTCCGAGACGCCGCCCATGATGTGGATCAATCCTGTGCCGTAAGGACCAAAGCCTGGAGCGAACTTGTACTGGGAGAAGTATGTGCGCTTCTTGATGAACGGCTTGTCCTCATCATAGTTGCGATAGATCGCCAGGATGTTCTCTGACTCGCGATCAATGGTCACAATATACGGGAGCTTGATCCCGGTCTTCTTTCCGTCCTTCTCATGCTCGTAGCCCGGAAGGTCCAGGTCAACATACATCTCGAGAAGCTCATTTGTCTCATCGAGCTCGAACGGCTTCGATTCACCCTTAAGGTCATCGATCTTTTCCTGCGTCTCTGACGCAGACGACAGCACATCGCTGATCTCGATGTCACGATAGAAGCCGATATTGATCAGCTTCCTAATGTCATTCTTGTTGGTGTCAGACATGATGTGCGTGTAGCGCGTCGATGTCTGGAGGTTTGAGCTACCGTAAGACATGACCAGCTTGTCGGCCGGCACCATCTTCTTGACCATCCGCTCGAGGATGCGGTCGTAATAGCACTTACGGAAACAGGAGCCGGCAAGGGCTTGGCGCCAGAGAGTAAGCTCAAGCTCGTCTCGATTCTCTGGCATCTTCACTGTCAGCTGGTAGTTGAGCTCTTCCTTAACGCGCTGACCGCGCTTCATGTCTTCCGGCGTCACATTTCCTACGGCTCGGTATTGGGCCGGGCCTTGCGGCGGAAAGAGTTCGATGGCAGCTTCCGAGACGTATCGAATCAGCGCCTCAGCTAGGACTGGGTGAAAGACGCCACAGGCGTCCTTCCATGGGAGGCTGCGCTCTTCAACCTTCAGACCAACGTAATCGAGACCTTTTTGGTAGGTGTCAAACCATTCAGAGCGGGCATCGAGGTCAACCTCAAAATCTCGGATTAGCTGGTTCGAGATAGACCTAAGGTCTTGATCGTCAATGACTTCCGCGAGGTTGTCGTTCCATCCAGGCTCGCCAATATCGGCAATGCCGCCTTCTGGGACCGGCACAAGCTCGCCGTCAACCAGCATAAATTCCTGCTCGCCGTCGCCCTCTTCGCCGTCAAGCTCGACCTCGATCTCCAGATCATCTTCTGGGTCAAGACTAGCGTCTCCGGCGCCGCGGTCGGTGCGTTGGAATTGCGACATCAGTAAATCCGTCCTGACGGCCGAACAGGGCCTAGTTCATCGTCTTCAAACAGCTGATAGGTGTCTTGACTTGACCCAATGAAGGACCGATCCCTGAGGTGTTGAACAGCTTGGGTTGTAGTATCCGCCAAGTCGTCGTTCTCCCCCCGAGGTAGATCGGCGCATTCATCAATAGTCACTTCATTTAAGGCGCAATTTGTATTGTACCAGACCACGCCTGACCTAAAGATGTCGGCCACATTTACTGCCCGGGCCACCTTATCGTTCGAAATGCCAGCCTTTCTCGCCGGCACAAAGGCCTCAACCGGGAAGCCGGCATAGATCAATTCATCGATAAGCGATATGCCGCTACCGCGGCCTTCGACCAAGATCAGATCAACGAAGTCACCTGACCCGTAATCGTTTTTCACCTGAGTCTTCAGGGCCGGGAACTCGAGACGATCACGATAGGAGTCGATCAGCATGATGTTCGCTTTGTTGCGGCCATCTGCGTCCGGATGATAGAACACACCCCAGCGCGTGCGCGCTGAGAAGTTGTTGGCCGTCTTGGCTGTAAAGGCCGTGTCCCAGCTATCGATCACATAGCTGAACGCCGGGAGCGTGGGGCGCTCCCATGGCTTCCAATCGCTGCGCTTAATGATGGCCCCGCCTTCAGTGACGGGCTCCTGCATGTACTGAGCGGCCCAGCGAGAGGGCGGAATTTCCGCCTTGACCTTCATGAGCTCTTCGATAGACCAGTATTCTGGCCAGAGAGGATTTCCTGTATCCTCAAAGATGACCGGGAACTTGAATTCCTTCCAGTCATCGATAGTGCCATTATCCATAGCCTTTGCTAGGACCTGTCCAGACAAGTCCCGCTTCGACCAGCGAGTGTTGTGAACAACGACGCCTTCAGCAACAAAGCTCTCAGCGCCCTCAACCGTAATGTCATAGACTGGCGCTCGCCCGTCTAGCACAACTTCCTCGACATCCTCAAAACGGAAATGTCTCGCTAATTCATGCTGACCTTGATTTGTGTATCGTGTCTTAAGTTCGACACGATTAGACTTATCCGTGAATGAGCATTCGTAAGAATACGCATAAATCGGGGAAGGAGAGTTCGGAGCCTGAACCGTGCCTTCACGAGCCAGAATCTTAGTGGTCTTTATTCCACACGTCCTAGCAAGCAACCTCAGATCGTCAAGTAGCTCTCTATTCGCTAACTTAACTTTCCAAGTTCGCACCCTGCCGCCTTTGCGCGCGCGACCCTCGCGAAGCCAGCCATCTGCTTCGCAGAATCCCTCAATGAATTTGCGCTTATCGCATGGTCGTAATTTAAATACCCAACCAGGAAGTCTTTTTGTTTTTGCTCCAGAGCAAAAACCTAATTCTCGTAGCCATGCCGCAGATGCCTTATTATCCGCACGCCAGTACCCATACTTCGTTTCGGTCGGCGTTACGCCGAAGGCTTTCTCGCATGATTCTAAAACGCGAGCATTAAGTTCCGGATAAACTGATTTTGCTATACAGAAACCAACATCACCCCTGGCTGCGCTAGATGCGAGCCAGCCATCTCCAAACATAAACCCAATCAACCAATAGTCCGAGGCTGACATTTGGCGCTTGCCATCAAAGGCCATCGGGCGATAGCCCTTTCCGGCAGCCATACTTTTCAGCGTGACAACCGTGTCTCCAACCTGGAGATCACCAACGCGAACCCACTCCAGACTCCATTCTTTGGCTACTATGCAATCCGCAGCGTCAAGCTTGGCAGACTTTAGGCCACCCTTGACAACGAGAAGGGGGTGATCCTTGTTTGCACGAAGCTCCGTTGAACGGAGCTTTATCTTGTAGACATCATCAATATTCGATAGCTTCGTATCAAGAACCTTTTTCTGAACAGGAAGATCGTTCTCGTATCCAATGACCGAATCTCCCATACGAATATCTTGAATCGGAACCCACTCCCCATTACCGAGCAACACTCGTTCGCCTTCCGCGATGCAGGCCGTGATGACAATAGCCCCGCCCGGCTGAAGGCGCTGACGCGCCAAGCCATACCATTCGAAGCTGTCATCGAAAATCTTCGGATTATACCTGCCAGCGAGGGCATCCGCTTCGGAGTGCGGGTCATCGATATTCAGGACGTTCGCACCGCGGCCGGCGAGAGCGCCGCCGACACCTGTAGCGTAATAGTCGCCACCCTTATTGGTGTTCCAGCGACCAGCGGAACGGCTGTCGGACTTGATTGTGACGCCACCGAAGAGGTCCTTATAGGACTGGCCTTCCATGGTGTCGCGGACGCGACGCCCAAAGCCCTCAGCCAGCTGGGCTGTGTTCGAGACCTGGATGATCTTGTGGTTAGGATGGTGTCCAAAATAGAAGCTTGGGTTCAACCATGACGCAAATTCGCTCTTTGTGTTGTGACTAACAATGTAGCCACGGCCAACAAGAAAGAGTCCGTCTTCACGATCAACCTCAATGCAGACAGTATCAGCAACGCCGTCTGGTTTGAATGAAATATACCTACCGACCGGCTTGATATATTTGCGGCAGCGCTCACGCTTCCGCGGCAGGTAACAGGAATCGTCATCATAAAAACTGAAGCGATAATGTTCTCCGTAATCCTTGCCGTTTAATTTGGCGCGGCAAACACACCAAGATGCCTTGATCCCGAGGCTGTGACAAAGCTCCCAGAAACCATCCCTGATGGCTTTGTTGCTCGTGCTAAACATGCACTGCCCGTCTTTTGAGACGTTGCCATCGCTGTCCATAAGACCGTGCAATAAAGCGCGGCGCTGAGCCACTGAAGCCAGAAGGTAAGCAGTCGGAATATGCTTATTTCCCAGTACATTCAAATCGTCACGGAGCTTAACCTTAATATCTAAAATGCCGAATGTCATTCTAGTTGATTGCTCTGTCGTGACGTGTCCTTCGGACTCTATACGCGCGCGAACAATCGGCTGGTCATCGTCATGGGACGTGATAACTGCCTGACGGCATGCGCCGTCGCCAAGCCAAAGCCCAAGCGTGTACGGGCCGATTGGCAGATCGGCCTCCGGGTATTCAACGGCAACGTGCTGCGGAAGCATTGGCTTCCGGCCCTCACTAGTGCTATTGACGTAATCCACAATCTCTTGTGTGGTCATCGTCTTCGGCGCGTGCCGATAACGACGATCCAGGCTAACAGTCCAAAGGTGTTCTCCATCACACCGGACTGAAACGCCATCGTCTGTTTCAGCGCGCCATACAGGCTTGTCTTTGAAGACCTCGGACTTACCGACCACCATGGTCGGTTTGCCGTCTGCGCCAAAGACATGATCACCAAGTTTGAGGTCTTTGATCTTCACGAACCCCTTTGGGGTTGGAATTTCAGTATCCACCGCCAAGGCGTGACGAGGAGCAAGCGAAATTATGACCCTTTTAAGTTCACCTCTGTTGATGGCATCATAGATTTTAGCCATCTCTCTGTGGTGCCGGCCCTCAACGAATTTCGACACGTATTGAGGGAACATATAACGGGCATAGCCAAGGAACGTGTTCTTTGCGTTCTCTAGTTCCCGCTTTTGTTGGGCCTCCTCAAGCATCCGCAGGATTTCCCGCTGATCGTTCGGAGAGAGTTTGGCAATATCATTAAGATTCAGGTCGTGGAGATTCATCGGCCGCTAGCGCCTTGACGTATCTGTAATATTGGGATTTAGATACGCGCTCGTAGCGGACGTTCGGCGGAAAGATTTCCCTGTTGAGCGAGAGCATGGTGCCGTCTTCGCATGGGGCAACTTCGTTGCCTTCCATGATAGCTACAAAGGCTTCTGCACCGCGGTCTGTGAAGACCGCCCAGTCACCGATCACCGGGTAGGTCTCCGGCTCCACGATGACCTTGCAAGCAACGGCCCTTTTGCGGCGCTGCAACACAGTGCAGAAGTCGATCTTGAGAAAGGCTGCCACCTTGTAAGCAGATGGCGGTCTTCCGTCTCTGTTCTTCAGATAATAGTAGGCGTAGAGAAGTTCAAAGATATGAGCCGGCATTCATTGGACCATTAGGCCTTCGTAATGGATCAGCTGCGTGTCGGGCATGAGCTCAGGATTGACCAATCCATTGCACTCACTCAGGGCTTGGCCGAATGCTTCGTTGAGGCGTTGGTCAACAATCTTGTCCACCATGTCGCCATGGTAGTCTCTCTGGCCCTCCGACCATTCAGAGCTAGCCATGAGCTTGGTCATGTAACGAAAGAACATGCCGGCTGCCATGGTGACAGCGGCGAGGGACGGATTCATTTCCATGACAGTACCTTTGAATTCCTCAAAGATGATGTTAGCGTTTTGTTCCGTCTCGGCTATCATAGCCTTTTTGGTTTCTTCTTCCATCTTACCCCTCAGATACACATAGGGGCCAGGAGGGACGAACCCATCCTGACCCCCATGCACTCCCCCTCGTAAAGATGGTTAGACGGTCGGCTCGACTGCCGGCACATCAGCTGCTTGCGCGGCTTCTTGGATGGCCGCGTCAGTTGCAGCAGCTTGTGCGTCAGCATCAGCCACAGCGTCATTTGCGATAACAGCCGCATCAATAGCGGCTCCATCGCGAGCCTGTTCTTCGGCAACCACAGCGCTGGCGTCAGCGGCGGCCGTCACAGCTTCAGCAGCTTCTTGCTGGGCTTGTTGCGTGTTCAGGACTGCATCCGGAACCTGATCGGCAATGATCGCCACGTCGGTCACCGCAACCGCTTCCTGCGCGGCAGCTTCCTCAACCGCTACAGCTGCGTCGGTGCGGGTGGCCTCAGCCTCGACAACCGCTTCGGCGGTTGCTTGAGCAGCGACAGCCGCGTCCTGAGCAGCGGCCGCGGCAGCGGCAGCGGCCTCAGCAGCGACGCGATCAGCTTCTTGCTGACGGGCAACCTCAGCAGCAGCTTCTTCAGCAGCGGCCTGTGCGGCAGCGGCAGCTTCGGCAGCCAAGCGATCACGCTCTTGCTCCTCAGCAACTCGAGCAGCTTCAGCTTCCGCTGCTACGCGGGCTTCTTCTGCGACACGAGCGGCCTCAGCGGCAGCGGCCTCAGCGGCAGCCTTTTCAGCCTCAGCAGCGGCGGCAGCAGCAGCCTCAGCGGCCAAGCGCTCAGCCTCAGCCTGAGCCGCAGCGGCGGCAGCAGCATCGGCTGCCTCTTGAGCGAGACGAGTGCGTTCAGCTTCTTCGGCTTGAACTCGCTCCGCTTCTACGCGGGCAGCTTCAGCTGCGGCAGCAGCTTCGGCAGCAATACGGGTTTGTTCGGCCTCAGCAGCCACGCGAGCCGCTTCTTCTGCGGCTGCTTGAGCAGCAGCTTCAGATGCAATTCGATCTGCTTCAGCTTGAGCAGCAGCGGCTTCAGCCGCGGCAACAGCCGCAGCATGATCGCGCTCTGCTTGCTCAGTCGCGAGACGCGCAGCTTCCGCGGCAGCTACAGCTGCATCGATTTCCTCTTGAGAAGGTCCAGCCGGGGGAGTTACTTCACTCGACCCCGGCTGGGAACCGTCACCTGCCGGGTCTGGAACAGGAGCGGTATCTTGGATGATAACAACGGGATTGGCCGGTTGTTCCACCGGAACATCAGGCTGGACAATCACGACATCAGGCGCCGGAGGAAGGGGCGCCGGAATGGGAAGAGGTTTATCAGCATCACCCTGCAAGATCAAGGCGCGAAACTCAGTGACAGCCTGGAAGGCATCGCCTTCGACACGGCGGGCTTCATCGGCCGCGGCCCACGCAGCAGCTTCTCGAGCATCGAGCTCGGCCTTGGCCTGGATGTTGGCTTCTTGGAGGGACTCAAAGCTCGAGACCGCAATTTGCGTCTCGGTAGCTCGATCCAGCCAATTCTTGATTACATCTGCGAAACGTGCGTCGAATGCCGGCATGGTGTTAGACCCTCAATTCTCGTGTGAAGCGAAATACGTCCACTCTAAATATTCCAGCCATACCCATGAATCAAGGGCGCTGCGAGCTTAGCGAGCAGGACTGTTAGGGCTCCCCAGGCTAACAAACTTATAAACCACAATAAGAGGTCTACACCCCAGTACCAGCCACCGGCAAAGGCCATAGCAAAATTGATATATTTCATTGAGGTATGATCAACGTGCTTTTGAGCATCGGGACCGATTGCTTGGCATGTTCCAAGAGCTTCTTTGCAAGAAGCTCGAGTTGATCAGCATATTCCTTAGTGCCGGCCTGATGGTTGCCATTGATCTGGATGATCTGCATGTCGGGTAGAAACCCGACAAGAAGACTGGCGGCGCCGTTGTTTGCAAACTCCTGGCAGATAGACCCCAAGCGAATGTTCATGAATTGCTGCGGCGACACATCCAATGGGGTCGTCATCTATCGATTACTCCATACGCAGCCGATGGCTGCTTCTAGTAACTGAATTCGCACCCGGCAACCTCTAAGCGTTCTGCCGGTTATCACGCTCTCTCGCCTCAGGTGGCCACCTTATCGAGTCTCCTGTTTGCGCTTGGCCAACTGCTGTTGACGGCGCGTGCGAATCTGAAACAGGCATCGGCCACGTATATAGACCACCTTCATACCTCGTGGGGGAGTATCGCTACAACCACCTGCCTGAACTATCTGCCTGCCGATACTGAGTAGCGAACTCAACACGGAACGAGGGAGCTACCCCCTTTACAGGCGCCTATGGAGCGAGGGGTCGGCCGCTTATCTCCAACCTGTAGTCGGCTCGCGGCCTCCATACACAACCATTCTGGTTGTTTCTGGCCCCAAGCTTTCCTTGCCTTACGCCGCACGTAGCGGTCCTCGCAAACTTATAAACTCTTCTTCCTTGTTCGCTGCGGTTTGTCAACCCATGGCAGTTTAATCTGAAGCTTCTTGTCCTCGGTGAAGCGGACCTCCGCTTCCATTCTTCGGACTGGACTGTCGCCCTTATACGGGATCAGCACCGTCTCTGCAAATGAATCCGTGGTAATATTCGGCTGCCTGCGCAGCCGCACATTCCCCTCATCAGAACCAACCACCTGTATCCATCCAGCGTCGTCTCCAGTCCCCACTGTCAACTCAATGGCTTCGCAATTGGCGCCGAAGAGCATTGTAGCGGCTTCCTCGGTGAATTGGATATAAGCCGTCAGCTTTCCTGCCTTGCCCCTCTTGCGGGCTCCTATGCTGATTGCTGGGACGGGACGCTTACTGCGTCCCTGCCTAGTCGGGAGTTCGAAACTCATAGGAGTTCCTCACATACGAAGCCTTCGGCTTCTTCTAGTTCGAAGCTCATCCCTCGTCAACAGCCTCTTTCATCGATTTCATTGTGCGGCCACCATACTCGGCAGCGGCTTTGTTCCAGCCCTCGATGAACTCCTGCGAGCAAACATCCTCAGGGATGTCATCTCCGCTGACATAGCAGTTCCACCCCCGGGCAAACTGGCGATCAGGGCCTTCATCAGCAGACTGGAAGCATAAACGCTTTCCGGAGGCGTATAGCCGTTGTTTCTGTAAAGCACTCACGATGTCACCATCCAAAGGAACCCGAAGGCCACAATAGCCATTGCCGCAGCTGCAATAGATGCGATCATCAGCATGTTACTTAGGAATATGTTCAATCTCATGTAACTGGAAATAGATGCTTCGCTGGTGTATGTCAACTGGGATGCTCAATTTTTGTAGAAAATTTTTGTAACGCTATGATGTGATTGGAGAAATGTGATTTTTGTAAAATGTATTTTTGCGACGGCAAGAGTGCGAATTCATAATCGAATCGCGGGTGCGGGACGCGCGTCACATAGCGGGGGTGCGGGTGGGTGGGTTCTCGCGCGGTAGATAGCTCTGGCGCGCGCATGACTTCGAGCGCATGCCACTTCAGCGCGTCGGCGTCGTGGTTAAGCCAATAGCCGTCATCGAGCGCATCGAGCCACGCTTGCAACACGTCAGCGCGGGCGCCGCCGATGTCTTTCAGCAATTGCTCCTTTGCGGCGCCGGCAATCTCCGCCAGGTGCGCGCGCACGCCTTCCTCGTCCGAACGGCCGCCGTGCAACGCCGCTTCGGTGAGACGATAGAGATCGCGGAGCAGCTGCCCCGATCGCGCGCAGCGTGTGCTCATCCACCGAAGGAGAACATTACCGATTTGTAACGTGACTTTCGGTTGTCGCCATGGGGCACTGTAAGGGTCGCTTAGTGAGCCCTGCAATGGGCAGGGTTAGGCGATAGGGTCTTTGACATGACAAACGAAACGAAGCCGAAGCTCACGGAACAAGAGCGCTTGGCCAAGATGTGTGCTGGCCGCAGGGCAGCGGGCAAGGCGGTTCGGGTTGCTCGCAATGATGTGCTCATCAACCAAGAGGAGTATATCAATAGCCCTGAGTTTAGGCAGGCCCACAAGTCGAACTCCGTCATTAAGCGGGTGTTTGATGACCTCGCCGCAAACCGGGAGCGCTATAAGGTGAACCCGGACGGCAGCCGGATGTCCATTGACGATGAGATCGCTGCGCGCAATGCACGTGGTCAAGACCTCAGTGATCGCCAGCGGAAGCACCTCGATCTGTTGACTAAGAAGGAAGCCAAGGAGTTGGCGGAACTCGAAGCGCAGCAGGACGAAGAGGGCGCCGACGAAGAGGAAGCGGCATAACCCACGCTCACAAGGAAGCCCCAGTCGAAAGACTGGGGCTTTTCTTTTTGCCTATAGCAAGGGAACAACCAAGCCGAAGGCGGGTGTGAGGCCTGTTTGCAGGCCGAACCCTTTTAGTAAAAGGGGTTTAAAGCTCCTTCTTTCCGCCAGTTAGCTGCTGGATACGTGTGCCAATGGCCTCAAGCACCTCATCAGAGGTGCGTGCTGCCTTGTCACCGGCCCTAGACTCAGCGGCCTGAACTGCCCTGTGTTCGCTCAATGCTTTGAGTGCAGAGATGCGGGCAGCCGCGGAGTTGTTAGGATCATTTGCCTCTTTTTCCAATGACTTAACGATGAAGTTGTCAAGCCTGGAGGCGGTGTGTGACACCTCCTCCTCTTCCTGACCAAGCAGTAACATAATCTGACTTCTGACATCTGTCTTCTTACTCAGACGGTTCGCTTTGGTGTATTTCTGCTCATAGCTGAGCCTTGGAATCAGTATCTCACACGATGGAACACAGGCTTCGTCTGGCTTGTGCCGACAGTCCAGCCCAATGCTAAAGCATTGTTCTGGGAAGGCTTGCTCGAATGCTCCTGCTAGGGATGCTCCATTGACTACCAGGGATGCGAACTCCTTCTCCGCTTCTGTTAGTCGCTCGCTGGCATTCTCTCTAATAGCTTCTCTGCTTAGTCTCTTGATTGTCTCGATGCGCCTTTGGGAGGCGCCAAGGGGTCCTTTGTTCCTTCCTCCTTTTTGGCTGTCTCTAGCTTTTAGTCTTTCTGCTAGTTCTATGATCTTTGATTTATCTTCTTCATTGTCCATTAGGAGTTGACCTGTAAGGGACGCCGGAGCAGTAGCCCGGCTGGGTTCGGCCGAATAATAAATGTGATTAGTGCATTACACTGGATACAAACATTACCAATTTGTAACTTGTCTTTTGCATTTATTCCATGCTATACTTGAGGCTGGTCTAATCCCGATTGCTGAACCCCCTCTAAACTGGGCCAAGCAGCGGTGCAAAACCTAATATAGGGCCGATGACCGGCCCAACCACGACTCTTTGAGAAGCCGCACACTCGCGGCGGATACAAAGAACGCAGTTCTTTGACATTGTTGATCCCCTAGTCACCCGGCCTAGACCCCGCCATAATGGCGTTGGTCGGGTGGCTTTGCTGCGACAGAGGGTGAGAGGTCATCAAGCCTCTCCCCTCTGGCGCCTTTTATCGCTCTAAGCGGCTCACTGGGCTGTTTAGACCGCTGAAAGGCGGATAACGAAAGGGTCTAATACCATGCGTTCAATCAGCACTATCGCCCGAGAAATCCAGGCCGATTGGTCTAAGATCGGCAAGGGCGTTAACTACGCTGCCAAGCCATACCTAGACGCCATGAAATCGCTTGACAAAATCAGCGATGCTTACGGCGCTGACACCGGTAAAAGCGTGGTGCTCTACTTCCTGTCCAATGCCTCAAGCTACCGCGGCGAGACAGCGAAGCGACTGAAGGCCGAACTGAAGGCCATGATCTGAGCATTGCGGTGAGAGCTAGGCTTCGGCCTAGCTCGATCCCCAGCGCTTAGCTGGACACTGAAAGGGTCTAAAAATGAAGCCTGATATGATCCTCTATCTGGATGAGGTTAGCGGCATCTACATCCCCCAACGCTTCGCGACTGAAACCAGACGCGATGCGGTTGAGGGTGTGGACGCTGAGGACTGGAAAATCCTAGAGGCGGGACCTGAACACGAACTCTACTGGGATGTCTGGCAAGGCGTTCTGGACAGCGCAATCATCCATGATGGCGGTATTAAGTACCGCCTCCATCAGGATGGAACGTGCTGGCTTGTCCCTGACGGGATGGAGTGGAATGACAAACTCGAGACTTACGAATGGCCTAGCGAGTTCGGGGAAGAAGCCCTCCCGGCGCATTTCATCTGCTACTGGGTGAACGGCGATAACTCCTACCTCGAAGGCTGGGAAGAGCGGGCCGCTGATACCGTACTTGATGCCCTCGGCATTGATCACGTTATCGGCCCTAAAGAGGGCGAAGATCAATACTTCGGAACTGGATGGAAGCTACGCTTCAACCGCGCCTTTGGCGATGAGGTTGACGCTGGCGACGAAATCCTGTGCGAGGTCCAATACAAAGAATTAGACTGAGTTCAGCGGTGTCCGCATGGTTTAAGCCATGCGGCATCCGGTGCATTCAGCGCCAAAGGGTCTACACAATGACAAAAACAACACTAGAAATCCTCAAGGGCGCTCGCGAGTTGCTGTCTGATCCAGTTCGCTGGCATCAGGGCGGCTATTACTACGAGCGAGACACTGGGCCATGCTATTGCATCCTTGGCGCCGTTAATTTGGTGGCTAATGGTCCTGACCCTCATTACCCTGTCGGAAGGCGGGCTATGCCGATTATCGTCGACACTACAGAGGATAAGGCTATGGAAGCCATGGCCGAATGCGTGCCTGAACAGTTCGTTAACAATCACTGGAAGGGCAAGAAATTTGCCTCTATTGCAGCTTTCAACGACGACGTGAACACCACCCACGAGGACGTTTTAAAGGCTCTTGACTGCGCTATTGCGCGGCTGGAAGCCCCAATCAGCTAGAGCACAGCTAGAGCATCCGGCCTTAGGGCCGGGTGCTTCATGGTGCGCTCTGCACCTATACAAGGGTCTAACATGCGAATGATCTATGTTCTACTGGCCATCCTTGGCGGCTTTGGCGCTCAATACCTTATGAGCGCCGAGGAGCCTGCTTATTGGGTCCTGGCCTTCATCATGATCTTTGTTTCCTTCCTGTCGCTGCTTATGGCGGCTACTAGGACGAAGTACTGATAGCCTCAGGGTGGCTCCGTGCAGTTGCGCGGGGCCATCGTCGGGCGATTAGCTCGGTTATAAGGGTCTGAACTATGCCAACCTACAAAGTCACATGCTACGTTGAAGCAAGCGATGCAAGCGACGCCATGCAAACGCTGAGCCCGCTAGAGATAGCGGGCTTCTTTCTGGGCGCTCTGCCCTATAACAATGAAAGGGTTTACATTGACATATTACTCACATTTCCAGTCTCAGTGCTGGGATAAATGCTTCGCGGAGATGCCGCGGAGCATGATGGCTCGGGAGCTTCTCCAAAGCTATCATGACCTCGAAGACCTCTACTGGCTTCGCATCCTTCGCTGGGTGTTAATGCCGTTCCGCAAGGAAGGCAAAAACGCCTATCGAACAACCTGTATGCGAGTGATCGAGAAGCGGGTCGAAATCAAACAACTGGGCGGTAAAGTGCCTCCCTTCTGGAGTATCAGCTGAGGATAGCTAGAGCAGGGATTACATCCCCGAAGATGATAACGGCTTCATCTTTGAGCGACTGAATGGCTGCTGAGTGTTGCCTTGATGGGCCGGAGCAATCCGGCCCTGATAGCCAGCAATCAAACGCTGGATTACAACTAGGGTCTAACTAGAAACAGGGCGAAAGCCCTGTGTATGTGAGTTTACGAACATGCGAATCACTACAACACACGACTTCTCGTCGCAGGACATCTCTGACATCTTTGTTGGAGCAATCGAATGCAACGACATGACTCGGCAGTGGTGCAATGGCATCTACCGCGTTGACAATCCCGAGCGAGAACTCCCCGTTAAGGGCCTCGTTTGGTATGGTCAAAAGGAATTCTTCGAGAACCCAGAATGGCTTGTGAAGATCGTCTATGATGATCCGAACGGCGAGGAGGGGAACGCATCGGCAGCTATGCTGGTTGGCGAGGAAGAGTTTCGCAAAGGGCTTCAGATTGTGGCAGATAAATACGAAAGTCACTTCCATGATCTGATATCCGATGACGGCGGAAACGCTGACGCATACACCTACGATGCCGTTCTCCAGTGCACTGTACTGGGCGATATCATCTACGGCTAAGAGTGTTGCCTTGAGAGCCCCGTTTGGCGGGGCTCGATAGCCAGCAATCTGCTGGGTACGAAAGGGTCTTATGAGAAAAGGTATCGATCCAATACGGGTGCGGCTCATGCTACCGAGCACGAGCCCACGCCACATGAAGCTAGGCCGATTCCGAGATGCTGAGCGCACGCCCAATGGGCTTGAACTCAAAATGTACGATAAGCCTATCTTCATCGTCAAAGGGAAAGAGATAATCCTCGATCTCTGCGGCTACTGGACACAATCCGTTGTTAGAGCAATGCGTGAATATGGCGAAGCAATCGGACAGGACATCAAGCCCTCGATTGCCAAAGGCAGGTTCACCGCTCAATACCGCGGCACTATCCACGAAGCTGATTACAGAAACCAAATCCACATACAAACTAGCTAGGGGATCGACAACTGAAGCCGAATAGGCTAGAGCCCAGGTTTTACAGCCTGGGCTTTTTCTTTTGGCCTTCACAGAAGCAGCCTTTGGCTGCGTATGGAGACGCGCAGTTGACAAACAAGCGGCTACACACTTTCGAGAACAATCCTGATCAATGGTACATTGAGGAAGACTGGGTGAACGACGCCCTTTTCGCTAATGTCACCTTCGGTAAGCCGATCTATGATCCCTGCTGTGGGCTAGGACGCATTCCTAAGGCCGCTCAGCGGGCTGGGCTGGCCTCCTGGGGTTCAGACATCGAAGACCGCGGGTACGGACCCGTTGCGGACTTTTTCGCAACGACAAACTGTCCTGGTGTGGACATCGTTTCCAATCCACCATACGACTATGTTCCTCGCCGCAAGGGAACAACGCTTCTTGAGGAATTCATTGACCACGCTCTGAAGGTCACTGATGAATTCTCGAAGGTCTGCGTGTTCACGCGCTCAAGCTTTCTGGCTGGCGGTCGCAGACACTCAAAATTCACAGAGCGGTGGCCTGTGCGGGCAGTGCTGATGTTCTCTGATCGGCCGAACTGCCTGCCCGGCGCCAACATCCTAGCCGGCGAAAAGCCGGGTGGCGGAGCCGTGGACTATTGCTGGATCATCATGCAGAAGCAATATTTTGGGTTCCCAACGCTGGGGTGGCTAGCAAAGCCGAAGGGGGATTAACATGGTGGCTAAGATAGCTGACGACATGGAGGCCATCAGGGCTGGCCTCGCAAGACTCGAGGAAGAGAATAGACGCCGCATCAGCGGCGATACAAGCCCTCAGCCTGTCCCTGTGGAGGAATATCAGGAAGACCTTCCTGGCGTCCCCTCTAGCCACTGGGGACTGATAGGAGGCGTTCAAGGATTAGTGAGATTGCCAACAGTAAAGATCACACACCCCATTGGCAGCTGGCGCTTCGAAGTTGACAAGCAATGCTATGAATACTGGGTCGGTGACAAATGGGTCATCGAGGAAGACTGGCAGGACAACTACCAGCACCTCCATCATCACAAGCCATAAAAGATTTAGCCCCGCGTTAGCGGGGCTTTTCTTTGTCGAACGGTTCATAATCGAGGATCAGAGCGTACCGCGCGGTGATCTTGAACAACGGTTCCATGGTGTCAAACTGCTGATCTATAGTGATGTTCGGCTTTCTTCGCCAAGCGATTGTGAAGCGATTTTTCAGCGACTTCCATGGAAACTCGGCAGAAGCGGCAAACTCATCATATGCGTCGCTCAGAGTCTTACCAAGTCCTTTAGGATAATAATGAGCACATTCGAATGTGCGAGATTCAACATCCGGTACTTCATGCGGATCAGGAGCAAAGCCAAAAGGAACAATGACTCCATGCCTATCCGGTTTCTACCCATGACCACTAACCGTAGGGTGCTTCCACTCTCCGCTGTAGAGATCGGCGTAGGTCGGTGCTTCACAATCGCCGCCAATGCCGAGCAGCGAGCGGAAGGCGTTGAACGGGTAGAAGCGCCGGTTAAAGCGGAACGTGAACTCGTTGAGGTAGGCTTGCAGATGTTGCGGGCTGACCCCGTGGTGAGCGCCGTTGATCCAGGTTTTCAGGTTCGAGAAAACCAAGTGGATGATCGGCAGATATTCTTCGGCAACAGCCGGGTCGCCGCCCTCCGTGACGGACAAGTGCTGGTAGCCGCGCCGCTCAAGGCTGGCGTAGCCCTGCCAGTTGTCGGTGACGATCAGTGCGGACGGATCGACGGCGCTTTCCACGAAGCCGCACAGGCTCTTGGCGGTGCGGTCTGGGACCGCTTCCATGCGAAGCCGCCCGGCCACGCGACCACCACGGCGCTTGCCGGGCTTTTCCTTGTGGCGAACTTCGACCGCTGCGATCACCGGAACTTGGTCGTGGACGCCACGACCTTCGCCTCGCGTCTTGCCACCAACCCAGGTTTCATCGACTTCGACGTGAGCGCAGTCGCGCCCGATCATGTCGCGGCCTTGGCGAACCATCCCAGCCCGCAACTTGTGCAGGATTTGGAAGGCCGTCTCGTATCGGGTGAGGCCAAGCTGGCGCTGAAATTGGACCGCAGACATGCCGCTGGTGAGCGTCGAGACAAGGTAAGCGCCCCAGAACCACGTCGAGAGTGGCGTGTGCGTCCGCTCCATAACCGTGCCCGCCGTCAGGCTTGTATCCTTTCGGCATTTCCGGCAGCGCAGCACGCCGGGGCGAGCCTCAAAGCGGAACGGCTCCCCCGCTTGGGCGCACTTCGGACAGACGAACACCTTGTTCCAGCGGATGCGCTCAAGGTAGTCGGCGCACGCTTGGTCGTTTGGAAAGAGCCGCTGAAACTCCGGCAGCGAGCGGGGGAACGGAAGGTCGCTCATAATGAGCACACCCGGCAACCGCCAGCCTCCATGCGCTCCCGGTTCATGCGGTTAAGGCTGACTGTCGGGACGCGGCCCTTTTCAAATTCAGCGGCCATTTCAGCTAGACTGGACGGCCAGGAGTCCCGGCCCGGCGTGCGGAAAGTAGCGCCCATTTCCGCCTCAAGCTCAATGCCGGATTGGAAATGCTCACGATGATCCCGCCAAAGCAGAAACCACTCCCCGATGCGCTGATGATAGCACAGGGCGCAATCCGTCCGGCGAGGAATGGTAATGCCGCGCCGCGCCAATTCAGCGAGCACCATAGGATCGTCGTAGCCCCACTCCCGAAGCGGGAAGCGCATGGTTACACCCGAAATGTCCTCATACGCCCCGCCAGCGCGACCCGGTTCATCGGCCCGAAGGCCAACGTAGCTCACCACCGGGCCTTGCTTCGCTTGTTCGGCCAACCATGCCCGGTAAGGCTCGATTTTCAGGATGCGGGTGCAGAACCGCGCCCGGAAATTAGGGAGCATTTTTTGCTGGCGGATGACGCTCTTAAGTGTCCCGCCCATGATCGGGATGACCCGGCTGTCGAGAAGCGCCCCGAGCGCCTTCCAGTGCTCAAACATTTCGGGAAGCTCGTTGCCGGTGGGCGTGCAAACGTAGTTGTAGGGGCGCGGCTCAGCTTCTCGGAGAAGGACGCTCAACAGGGTGCTGTCGTCGCCGCCCGACAACCCGACGACGTGACAGACCCCATTAGTGTCGCGGATAGCAACCATCTAGGCGTGAATCCGGTCGAAGGTAGAACGAACCCAAACGCCATCGGCGTGCTGGACTTCCAAAATGCAGCCGCAGCGCCGGTAAACGTCGTCATTCTTGAAGTCGAACAAGGCTTGGTTAGCAGCGCTCTGACCGTAGCGACGGTCAAGCACGACCGTCTCAGCGTGAGAACCGGGGAGTTTTTCAGGAACGGTAAAGCGAATGCGAAACATAGCAAAATCTCCTTTCGATGCACCCAACATAGCACTAGTATCTGTGGGAGTCAGGCGGATAGGCATGCAATGACTCTATCATCCGGCATGGTCATCTCGCCGGCATAGCCTTCGAATAAGGCGGCTACCTTGCGCTCAACGTCTCTTCGCTCATACTTGAAACGCTCAACCTGTTCCTGGTTCATAACTCTACCTTCTTCGTTGGCGCTGGCAGCATGATGACATTCTTCCTGCTTTTCAGGTCTAGGAGCTCAGTGAGGGCCCCTAGTAGGGCCTTGATCTGCTCATCTGGATGTTGCCCCTTATACCATGGGTAGCCGCAGGACACCGAGAGAGTCTCGATAGCTTCGACCTGTTCACGTTGATTCTTTGCGTCAAAGCTCTTCACTTATGCCACCCCACAATTGATCTATAGTATCTAAGGTCTTGGCGCCGCCCTTCTGGGCGGCTATAATCGGCCGAGAACCCCTGCTGGAGCCGCAAGACGGCTCCCTTAAGCTCAGAACAGCTATCATTCTGGAGGGCTGTGCAGGCCCCGTAGAATTCGTTCGTCCTGGCATCTCGCTCAAGCATCTCGGCCGCTAGCATGTAGCGGCCTTCATCACTCTTAAAGCAGCGCCAGGAGAGAGGTGGAGCGGCGTTCAATAGCGGAATCCCAAGAATGTGCGGTCGAACCACAAGCGGGCAGATTGCCACCAGCGCAGCACGCCAACCTTAATGTCGTGCGTCAACGAGATACGCCAATCCTGAGCTTCAACGGCGTCATCGATCTTATCGCACGGATCACCAAACTTAGCCAAAACTTCGGCGGGCGTTGGCTCGTTGTAGAAATATGGCCTGAGGTATTTCTGCTCTTCGGTCGGCTCAGCTGCGCGAGACCCGACATCAGCATACGATCCAGGACAGAAACGCCGCACGTTCGATTCCGGTCGATTGGCTTCCTTATCCAGGTTGCTGTCGCTATCGAGCAGCTGAAGGTTGCCCGGCGCATCGTTCAAGGAGTCATCGTCTTTGTGATCGACCTGATAGCCTTCAGGGATCGGGCCATGTGTCAGCCGCCACACCACGCGATTGGCATAGACTCGCTGTCCATTGCACCACAAGCGCTTACGGGTAGAGCTCTGCCGACTAGAAGATAGGAATGTAGCTAGACGCCAGACCTGTGGGTCTGTCGGCCGGCCTTGGCGATCTCGGCACGTCTCGATAGTGCCATCATCTAGGACTCGCCACTGGCCTGAGTTAGCAATGAACTCAAGCGCCTCTGCGTCGCGTGTTTTCACGAGTTATCCGCCAGCAAACGATTCATGGCTTCGATGATGACCGAAACAGCGCACCGCGGAAAACTGATGTCATCTGAATCGCCATCGTAACTGAGAGAGATTTGCTCAATAGTAGCGTTGTATGAGACGTTGATGCTGAAGCTATTGTCCTCGTCTTCAGAATCGCTGAATGCGTTAATCGTATGGATTCTCGTCGGCATCTTTAATATCCTCGCTCAGTTCTGCATACCCGATGATGTTGCACATCTCTTCAATAAACTCATGCGCGTTCCCGATGACATGATCCATCTGCCAGATAGCTTCAGGGCAATGGATTTCATTATCAATTACAAAGCGCTCACAAAGCGCGTACAGCGCCTTTCTGATCTCTCCATGGGTCTTCTCTTCAGGAGACACGATCTGGGCGTTGCGGCGCACCTTGCTTCGAATTGGGTGGTTATCACCACCAGTCATTTTAGTCATAGTCCCACCTCGGGAAAAAGACTTGAACCCCAGCCTCTTCCGCTCGTCTGACGCAATCCTTCGTTCCGTGACCGCCCGGAAAAGCGATCATAAAATTTGGAACCTTATCGACCATCACTTGGTTTCTCTTGGGGCCGGCGCCGCGACCGTGTTTCTTCCAATCAGCTGGAAAGCGACGGGTCGGTATAAGATTGCGTTCGGCCCATTTGTCAACCACCCGATCAACGCCTGTTGGACAGGCGCCATGCATGAGGATGATAGGGAGAGGTTCTCCATCCTCACCATAGCCGCAGATGGCGTTCATCACATCATAGATGAAATCACGCTCGCGTTTAACAACGCGAAGCTCGCCGCGGTCATCCTTGTAGCATCCAAATTCTCTTGAACCGGCCACTAGAACTAGGGCTGGCTTATGCTCCTCCCGGATTTCCTCCGGGAGGAGCTTTTGCTTACGCTTGCGAGCCATCTACTTGCAGAGACGGTCAACCCAGCGGGCCAGCATTTGGCGATCACTATCGCCATCGCACGCGAGACGGAGTTTCTCTTCAAGGTTGTCCAGATCGACAGCGAGCTCAAGCTGTTCTTCTTGTGTGAGGGCAGTCAGCGAAGTGCCGCCCCAGCCTTCACGCTTGATATCGAGACCGCCATCAGACTCGATATGCAGCACGTTCTGATTGTCTTTGAATTCCGGTCGCATTCTATACTCCTAATCCCATTCTAGTCATCCTGGCGAGGATGATGGACCGAGCACGCTGCCGATCTTCATCATCCTCTGCCATTCTTATGCCACTTCCCACGGTTGTCCTGGAGGCCTGGAAATACGCAGAGATTCCGCGTTGCGTCATCTTGTATTTCTTATTCAAAATCCACCACAATGCATCCCTGTAGGGACGAGCTCTATCGGTACTCGCGCCATTCCGGAGGCGATGTGGCTTCACTCCAGCAAACATTGCTATGTCGTCAACAACCGTGCTAAGTTCGTCGTCCGTCAGCGGTGGAAGGTAGTCGGGGAGTTCGCCCTCCGTGGATTGGAGAGTGTACTTCCTCAATAGAGACTTCACTCCAGTTTCCGTCATGATCCACCCCATGCAGGCTTGCCGGCCACCCGAAGGCGCGGCAAGCATAAATAGCAGCTTCCTTAGCTGAGCAGCCAGCCATCATAGCACCCATTGCTATCTCCATCCCCTTACCAATCGCATAGAAATCACATTCGATACGTGATGGCTCGACGCCTGCGAAATCGAGAATAAGACCTTCTCTGGTAGCGATGAAAGCTTGACTCACAGAATGCTCCCCTGTGAAAATAGCCGGAGGCTTGCCTCGGCCTGATTTTGCCCATTTCAGAAATTCTGAGCAGGGACTAGCCGTCCCTGATGCTCCTGCTATTGCTCCATCCTTTTTCCTGTGAACAATTTTTAGCTCCCGGCCGAATACGAGACCGCTGCCAGTGATAAGATCATCAGACCAACATTCGCCGTTCTTATAGGTGATGATCGTCACTTGGCTTCTCCTTCAGAGCTCTGGCCTCCGCTTGGGCGGAGGGCCATTCTTGTCCAGCCTAGCTACCTCGCCACCCAAAGGGGTTAAAAACCCCTTCTGGACCAGATTATTCCACCGAACATACTTGCCATCGATAGACGTGATGACCGCATCTTCGGGGATGCTGGTGAAGCAGCGATAGCCCCACTGATCACCTTCATCTAATGCTCCGACGAGAGCCTTGCGAGCCGTGTCTGACAGGGCTAGAAGGATTTTGCTTGCCTTCATTTTGCCACTTCCCTCCGAAGATCGTAATAGACATACGGAACCAACGCCTTAGCACACTGAGCGTTCAGGTTCGCAACCTGATCGGCAGCCAGTTCGAACTCCACGTTGAAAGGTTTTCCGTCAACCTTCAAAGTAATGTTCAAGAGGAACTTGCCCTCGCTATAGTAAATGCTTGGGCTGTACTGCTTGTGCTGAGTAATTGGGAGAAAAGTCTGGTCGGAGACCAAGAACTCTTCCGAGTTCATCTTCGATGTCTCGTTGCAATCCTCCGCCTCTACTGCCGAGTATCCTTCCGGATACTGCCATGAGCTCTTCGCTTGATCGTTCATTTATTAACTTACCCCAAGTCTTATACTTACTAAAGAGAGCGGCGTTCAGGTCAGTGAGCCGGATACCGGCTCGACGGAGTCGGCGCTTTAAGCTTAGAAGACGCTCCGCGTCGTATGGAGCCTGTGACTCCTCGGCCAGGGGGCTCAAGGCTGAGGTCTCTTCGGATGATTCGCTCATAGCAATCTTTGCACCATGATTTACGGGGCATAGCTGCTTCGCCACAAAAAAAGAAGGGGGCTTCTTCATTTGGAGTGTATTGGCACATGGATGGCTTCAGGGCCTCATACGAGACCTTTGCCTTCGCTAGGAGCTCAGGCGTCCTCGGAGGCAGGGGATAGGTCTCCATGGCGCCAGGGGGGCGATTGTGGGCATTGCAGGCGCGAGCCTTGTAAGCGTTGCTTGCTTCACCGACTGGAGGGACTTGCCGGCCGTTCTTGCGGGCGCGAAAGATAACGCCTTCGACGATATCCCGGTTCACATCCCAGCCCTCAAGTTTCATCAGGTCGGCTATGCCTGTGCCTGAGATATGGATGCCGGCTCGATAGTTATCGTTGGCGATCTCAATGATCCGTTCATTACGGGCTGCTTTACTCGGGTCCGGCAATGGACCCTCTTGAAGCTCGTATCCATGCCGCTCTAGGAGTCGCGTGATACTCTTACCATTGAGGCCGACAAGCCGTCCGATAGCCTGCCAAGACATCCTGTCAGTATAGCGCAGGTCAAACACCCCCCTTGCTACATCCTCTTCTTTCATGTTCCGGTATTTGCCAAGACGTTCTTTAGTTCTTACTTTCCAGGACATCATTAACTCCAAGTTAGGTAACTAATTGTGCTGATCCCTATTTCCGGAAAACCCGGCGACCTTGATGTATCCTTGATCAAGACTGCTGGAGATGCAGATCGAGTTCTCATGTGGCTTGGAACTGTTCTCAAGGACATGAATACCCAGGTTCAGGACCGCGGCGCTAAATGCGACGAAGAATGGCTACGCAAGGTCCGCGCGGCTATGCGGGCGACATCTAACCTGTTTCACAGGGTTCTAGAGAAACGAGATGCATTGACTGAGACCAGGGCTTTGCCTGAGGCTTTTATGGCCGCTGTGCTCGAGGCTGCGGAGCCAGCTGTGCTGGCTCAGATTCAGCGTTGGATTGAAACTCATGCCCCCCACCTGAGCGGTCTTGATCTTGCGGCCACAGTGTACCGTCCTGATTAATGTGAGAAGCAACGTCTTTTGACGTTGCGTATGAAGAAGCGAGCAATTCTCCGAGAACAGAGAATGGACTCACAGCCGCGCCACCAGCAATCTTGCCCATAAAGCGCCAAGTCATAGCTCATCTTCTCCAAAGAATTCATCTTCAAAACTGCGGCCCCTGCCGCCGTTGACGACCTCAAACTCCACAACATCCGCGCCTTTCTTCTCTTGGCGCCGACCGAAGGTGAAGGGGTCTTCGAAGGGATTGTCTAGGTCATAAAAAGTGGCCCTGTCAACATCGTATTGGAGCAAAGCTTTACCAATCTTACCCAACCAGGAATGCCGGGTTTTCCAGTTGTGAACCTCGGCAATACGGCCCTTCTCGGGCCGGTGGATAGTCAGACCAAAATCGGTCTTGGCGTTGAAGGTTGAGTTGCCGCACACAGAAACGATGCCGCCTCGGCGCACAAAATAAGCGCCTGTCGAGACCGTTAGGCAGTACACCTTCCCGGTGTATTCAGCTGTGGATTTATGTCGAAGCGGGTTAATCCACTTAGCTTTGCGACGAGCCAAAGAAATGACATACTTGTCCTTCCATCCGTGCTGTGTGCGCTTCTCGATATAGAAGCGCGTACCGATACCGAGCTCCACAGCAAGGCGTTGAATTCCGTCTGCAAGACTCTTGCTTGTTGTAAATACCACAGATGAATGCTCTCCGTTTTCGGAGCCATCACCAAAAACGAGCCCATCCAAAAAGGCGCGCTTATCTGCCGCGCTAGCGGAAAAAAGTGCAACCGGAACCTTCTTGTTCTCACATCCCTCACCGCACTCTTTCGCCATCCAAGCACAAAACTCAGGATGAGAGCGTTGATAAACGCGACCGGTCCACATCGGTCGCTCATTTTCACGTTTCGGTATGTAAATGTTTGAGTTAAAGCTTAGCCCCATTTCTCGCATGATCTCAATTGGAGTCTCTGAATTTTCTTCTAACTGACAAGCGGAAACTCCGCCTTGTTGCATGCAACCTTCAGCAACCCAGAATCCAACGTACCACCAAAATGGATTTGATGGATAGTTCTCGTTTCCAATATGGAAACGTTTGCTTTGTCGAGATTCTATCTCGGTTATTGCGGCTACCGGAATCTCAAAGTTAAGTCGCGATGGAATGTTTTCGCTTAACTCAAACTCCAAACCTCCATCTTGCCGCCAGCGACGACATCTACCCCTGTTCTCCAGATTTGTAGACGGCTTACGACTGGCGGCACTCCCGAGCAGCATACGGTGATTGGGCGTTACTAGAAGGTTCACACCCTCTGACAACCAATGATGCATTTCGCCGTCATGATCATAAACGTGACGATGTTCTGGGGTTTCGTAGCGCATAGCCCAGTCTTCTGGATCGAATATGGCGACCTCGTCATCGTCCCGAAGGTCTTGATGTAAGACCCATCCACGCTTGGTAAGACATTCTGTATCATCTGAATAACATCCTCCGCTGATAGCTGATCCCGTAGGAACCTTGTCCTCATCCATTGTCTTCGGGTGAGCAATGAAGAACACATGGCATTCATGGTTCTTCGACCAGTCTGTGCCAAGTGTCAGCATGTCGCTGATCTGAAGGTCCTCGCGTGCGATCTCATGATTCTTTTGGATGTAATTGTAGGGGTCGATCACACAGCTTTTGATGCCGTATCGCATGACCGCACCAGTCATGCGTTCGAGGATAGACTCCATGGTGTCAGGCCCGCCATCGCTAGTGATGAAGGTCGCGTGCTTCTCGACCTTGGCGAAGCCCTCCTCAATCTCCCGCTCAGACATGACGTTGTTCATGTCCGGATGGAACCGCTTCTTCTGGAAGAGCTCGATCAGCTTGGCTGTATGGACGAAGCCTGCATTCTCTCGAGACCAGATGCCGAAGTTCCAGTCTTCTCGAACAGCCATGTTGACATGGATTTGATCAACCCAGGCTGACTTGCCATGGTTGGGGTGGCCTGTGACTGTAGTGAAGACGCCCGGGGTGATTCGGAAGATCGGGTCCAGACATTCATAGCCGGTCGATAGTCCTTGTAGGACTTCGCCGCGGCGGAACCGCATAAGGTCTCCCTTGAAGGCTGACGGCTTAGTCAGCCCGGGAATGTCTTCGGCTTTAGCGCCTTCCATGAGCTTTCTGAGAGCGTCGTTGCCCCGCTCAATGAGGACATCGTTGGCGTCTTTGCATCCCTCAGGATATACCGGTCTGTAAACGCGATAGCGGCCGATTCTGCGGGCGATCTCGTCTGCGGTGGCCTTACCTGGGGCATCGTTGTCTGTGGCGACGACAATCCGCTTAAGCCCTCGAAAGAGGGCTTCTGATTCCCCCAGGAAGGCAAGCTTAGTATCTCCCCCGGTAGAACCGGGTGAGATGGCCCCATGAGGGATAGATAGGACGTTCCGTAGGCCGGCTTCATAGCAGGCCAGGGGATCGAACTCTCCCTCCAGGATTGTTGCATGTCCGAGAGCGGGGTCGAATACGTGTGTTCCGAATAGGCCTTTGACCGACCCAATGATTGAAAAAGCTCCCTCCTTCTTAGGAAGCTCAATGGATCGAAGCTTGTATCCTGTAACGCGACCATCATGGAAATAAGGGAAACCGACCGCATCAGTTCCGCGGACCTTTCCTTTCCGTAGCTTGAAGTGATCAGCGGTCTCGCGAGAGATTCTACGCTCTTCCAGGAATTCATAGCAATCCTCGTTTAGGGGGTCTGTTTCGTCCTGAAACACTATCGCGGGCTCCTTTGGAACTGGTTTAGGGGTCGCAGCTTTGCTGCTAAATTTCAAGTTGGCAGAAGAAGCCCAGTGGGGCTTCGTATGGAGCGAAGCGACCCCTGGCTTGCGAATCGCTCCCTTGGAATCGCAATGCCAGCAATGATAGGTGATGCGATCACCCTGATCGCGAACCGCTAGGGTCTTCTGGAACTTGTTGTAGGTTTTTCGCTCTGGGCAGGCTGGGCAAGCCAGCCGATTCTCGCCCGCTCTAAGCGGCTCGTTTAGGAGATAGTCGAACACTGGAGACTCTCTAACCCGCTCGCTGGGAGCGAGCAAGGCCACTTTACCTAGTAAGCTATACCATAGTAAGCTATACCCTAAGAGGAACCTTGGTGAAGTGCTGATGCTTAAGGGTAGAGACAGGCATAGAACCAGACTCCCCGCCGTAGCGGGGCAGTCTGACCCTGTGCGTAATGTCCCCAGGAACCTTGGAGCCAGCGCCGACGCAGCGGGTACTGCCGTGCGAAAGGGCGCCGGCAGCGTGACGGTTGCTTGACGAGGCCCTAGCCTCGCTCACCGGACCCTCCGTCATAAGACTGGTCCTGGGCTTTGGGTGACTCCCACGGTGGCCCGATACAAGAATGACCCCGCCGTTAAATCCGACGATCATTCAGGTGGGCTGTTGACAGGGAGGGCGACGTGAGCTACGTGAAGCTAGTTCGTCGGCCAAGAACCGGACCCCGTACAGCAGCCCATCTGCTTGCGGGGTCCATTTCATTTAGGGCTTGACTCAAGTCCTGCAACCCGATAATCAGAATCTTGTCGCGGTTGACGTGATTAAGTTCACGCGCTGGTAGCTCAGTTGGTAGAGCCAAGGATTGTATCCATGAGGTCGCTGGTTCGAATCCAGCCCAGCCCGCGACACATTTAATGTACGTTATAGTGTACATTAACCGGGTTAGTGACCATTATATGAGACATTCGAGGCTCTAATGAGTAGTGTTCCAATAGAAACCATCCGCGCTCTCAGAGAGATTTTGGCGATGCAGCTGTATGAAACGTATCGCAGCCTGGGGCAGTCATCCTGGGGATGCCAGACAAAGAGCGTCAAAGATAGCTATCGAAGAGAGGCCGATCTTATTATGGATGGTCGTAATGAAGACTGAATTTGACGCTCTGAAGAATGTGTCTGGCATGTTCGCTCTCCATGTGGATGGACGAGTCGATCCGGAGAAACGACTTATCTCAATCCCAGACCTGGAATTCTTGGCGAATGTGACGGTCAAGGAGCTCAAGCTCGTGATCGAGCTTGCTGAGCGCTATGCGGGGCTATGCGATGAATGAAGACGAATGTCCGGGGCCTCACAGGATCACAATCGACTGGTCTAATGTCAGCCCCTACATCCTTCCGGATAACATCGAAAGTGCAGGCGGGTGTTATGAGGGCTGCTGCGATGATTTTCGCTGCAAACTCTGTGGGTATGAGTTCCGTATTGAGTGTCCAGACTAAAGGGTCATAAATGGCCTCTTATGACCCATTAATCGGCTTAATGTGCCATATATGACCTCTTATGGCCCCCTACGCTATCGCCGTTTCTTCTTCGGAGGATCAAGTTCAGGATTCTCCACCAGTCTGATCTCACACCGCGGGTTCTCTGGGTCTAGCCGCCAGTAGATGTGCTTCTCGCGCACTTGGCGGTCATTCAGGATGACCCCCTTCTTATCCTTGTACTTCTTCTCATCCACCTGAAGCAAATCCAGGATCAAGCTCTCGTCCAGGTCTGGCCTGCGCGATGCATACCAGATTGTGATTGTCGCTACCACAGGTAGCTCCAATGGCCGCTCTACGACCGGCATCTGTGCGCGGAAATGTGGTGTGTAGTCCAACGCTTTTTTGGACTTGATCATTCGCGACGAAGCACCGATACGAACAACCCTTCGGCTATTTGCCTTTGAGCTTGGTTCCCCCAGAATGGTAAATTGTATTTCCGCCATGGACCCTAGATCGGGTAAATTCCGAGCGGGTCAAGATCATATCCAAGCAAAGCTTACTGAGACTCAAGTAAAAGCGATACGCCTCAAGAAGAAGGCAGGTCTAACGCTGAAGGTGTTAGCCCGCCAATACAATATTCACGAGATGACAGTCTCGCAGATTTGTCGCTATCAATCATGGAAGCATGTAGAATGAGCCTCGAAGACCTACAGGACTCTAACTTCTTATCCGATAAATGGCCGCACATGAGCGCAGCCATTGATCGAGAAATTGTCGATCTGACGCTGCTGATCAACAGCCAGTTCGATACAGTGGTCTATGCCGGCTTGGGTGACTACCAGGGCCAAGAGCCAGCCTGGGTGGACCTGTCAGGCTTTAACCCGGGAGTGCCGTCCACGATCACCCTGAGCCCGACAAAGAGCATCTCTATGGTGGTCGATCAGTTCCGCTATGAGGCTCAACAATTGTATGGCGATCTGGCCTGCGTCGCTGAGAAGATTCGCTTCTTGGCCGGAGCGGCCAAGCTTGAATGGTGGCGTCCTCTGAAGGCCAGCTTGGTGCTACCGCCCTCGAGGGAAGAGCTTATTAAGTGGCGCGGCAGAGCTCAGGGCTTTGAGTTCACTGATCACATCACTGAGCCGGCCCTGTATGTCTATGGCCGAGTGCTTTGTGCCGGGGTAGAGCAGTGATCTGGCCATTCAAGAAGAAGCGGTGGGGCGGAAGGATACGAGTCATTAAGGTCTCGTCTGGGACTATTGCCTCATACCAAGTTCAACAACGCAGAACGACACGAAGAGGCTATATCTACTGGGACACAACTGACATTCGATACGATGAAGCTGATGCCATCGAAGATGCTCAGGGGCTTTGGGATCAGATGCACACCAGGACGGAAGTGATTGCGGAATGACAGAACAGAATCTAGGACACGCTCGAATTGCTCTATACGAAGCTATTACAGAAGCCTCTGCGGCTATGGACTTCGCTCTGGCCGTGATCGATCCGCGAGGCCTTGACGGCCTACCTATCGAGATCGATGAGAAACATAGGAAGACCGCCGTCTCTAAACTTGAGAAGAGTGTGGCCGCTCTTCGCAATGCTCATTGCACATTTGAGGATTGGCGCATCAATGGTGGCGGAATGACTCGCGTTATTAAACCGGCCCCTCTATGCGATTAACTAACCGCTTCAATCTGCCGGGTCCTATTGTCCGCGCGGTCACGCGCGACCCTTATGACCGGGGTCCAGCGACCTTCAGTATTTCAAATTTGATCGATGCCCCTCGAGCCCAGACGCTCCAGTGGAAGCACGATGACGAGATCGAAGAGGATGTTGCCGACCGGGTGTTCAGCCTCCTGGGGAGGGCTGTCCACCAAATCCTTGAGGACGGCGCCGACACAAATGTAGAGACGCCCGAAGAGCGCCTCTTCATGGATGTCACCATCAACGGCACAACCATCACTGTCTCTGGCGCCATGGACCTTCAGGAAGCGCCGAAGAAACGAGTTGACATTAAGGACTACAAGGTCACGTCCGTCTATGGTTTTCAGGCTGATAAAGAAGCATGGCATAACCAGCTTAATTGTTATGCTCATCTGGTGCGCCATGCTCAAAAAGCTGGTGTCTATAGTCCCGATGGATCATGGAAGCTTGTGGATCGCGTTGGTCGCGACGTGGGGTCTCTTGGTATCGTGGCTATTCTACGAGATTGGTCATCAGGCAAGGCTAAGACGACGCAGGGCTATCCTCCGGCAGCGATACAGGAGGTGGCTATCCCGCTATGGACCCCTGATGACGCAGAAGCCTATTTCAACAAGCGAGTCTCAATGCACCTCAAGGCAAGAGCCGCGGACTTCGCCGGCCGGGAGCTCCCGCTCTGCTCGCAAACGGAGCGGTGGGAAGATGATCCAACCTACGCCGTGAAGAAGCCCGCTAATAAGCGGGCGACAAAGGTGTTCGAAGAGAAGCAAAACGCCATTGACTTCATCAACGAAAGCAGCGACACGCTGATCATTGAAGAGCGTGGCGGGACGCCCCGCAGATGCGATGGCAACTGGTGTAAGGTTGCTGAGTTTTGCAGCCAAAACAAACGCAGATTAGAAGAGGCGGAAAATGACGACGCAAGTTAAGATTCTGAACGAAGGCCCGAACTCGGTTAAGATCGAAGTTCAAGGTCGCGAAGAGGGACGTTTCGTCCAAGTGGACGAGAAGGTTCTTGAGCCTAACAAGTTTGCTTCAGTCTACATTCATTCGACGCAAAGCTTCCAAGTGACCGAGGTCAAAGAAGGCTAAGATGGCTAAGCCTGGACCGAAGAAGGGTGTCCCGCGCATTAAGGATGGCCTTTCTCGGTCTCAGCGATATTATCGCAGACACAAGGACGACGCAAAAGAAAAACTTAGACTGTTTAAGGTTGCTAACCCCTCTTACAGAGGGCCGAAGAGGCAGTCAAAGGTTGACTACATCCGGCGAATAAGAGAGACAACTCCATGCACGGATTGTAAAAGATTTTATCCTTACTGCGTGATGGATTTTGACCATGTTCGCGGCGTTAAATTGTTTAACGTAGGCATGATGACCAGTCGATCATTTGAATTGATCGACGCAGAAATAGCAAAGTGCGAGATAGTTTGCTCTAACTGCCATCGCATAAGGACAAAGCAGCGCATCGATAGGCGTCGCCGCGAAGCAATAGAAAAAGGGGAAAACTTCAGACCGAATGGAAAGCTTCAAAACAGTATCTTCTTCGATCTTGAACAAGGTGATGGCAGTTTGCCGCCAAGCTCCAAGTTTAAAGAAACAAGAGAGAGCCAGTAGCGCTGGCTTTAATTTTGTGTCAGTGGATCAATTCTACGAGGAAGTCGCGAAACTCGCGACAGAGATCGGGCTTGGGTGGACAACAAAAGAAGACGGTGTAGAGCTTATACCTATGCCAGACGGATCGATTATCGTCTTGCAAAAGTTTCGAGCGGACTTCTATGATACGCAAACCGGCGACGTAGCTGAAGGATTTTTCAAGCTCACCATCCCGGCGCCTTTCTCGGACGCACAAACAGCCGGGATTAGTGTCAGCTACTTCGATAAGTGCCTGATGCGATCAGTCTTCAAGATCGTGACTGGTGAGAAGGATGCAGACCACTTCGCTAAAGCGAAGGGTAAGCCGAACAAGGCTGATGTTGCTCAAGCAAACTCAGACGATCCTCTGCCAGAGCTTGACGAGTCTTCAAAGGATGCTAAGCAAGCCGAGCCTGAGACGAAGAAGAAGCCGACCACTAGGAAGACTGATAAGCCTGCCGCGGAAGCGGCTGGCGAAGCTGCCAGCGACCAGTTCGCTGTTATCGCTGATCGGTTGCTCGATCTAATCAGCGGCCTTGAGTCGGCCTCTGAATGCGAGCAGTTCCGTGTGGATCAACAGGGCGACATCAACGTTCTGAAGACAGCAGCCAAGACGAACCCGGAAGCTGAGAAGCAAAAGAACCGGGTGCAAGAAGCGTACAGCGCGAAGTACGATGAGTTCAGCCCTCCAGAAGAGGAAGAATAATCCGTGGGAAAGTTTGATGACAAGGGGATTCTTTCCCCGAACAAGTTCCGAAAGGGCAATGATCGAGCTCCCACTCACACCGGGATTATCGACATCGGCCGGGACACATTGAAGGCGCTTCTGGTGTCCATGAAGGACACCGGGGAAGCCAAGCTGGAAATCTCCGGCTGGCGCAAGACTGACAAGCCTGACATGCTCAGCCTTAAGATTCAAATCCCGCGCGAGCGTAGCGAGGGTGGATCGCGTAGCCGCTCTCGAGACGACGATGATGATCGTCCAGCCCGACGCTCTGATCGGCGCCGGGACGATGATGAAGAGGATGATCGCCCCCGCCGCAACGCACGGAGGGATGACGATGACGAGCCCCCTTTTGAGCGTTCCCGGTCTCGTAGCCGGGATGAGTATGATGATGAGATCTAAGCCATGCTCATCTTCCTGAAGATCGTTACGCTTGGCATCTGCATGTGGCTGGCTGGGTGGATGGGATATTCAATTATCCCATCGCTCACAGTCGAGCAGGCTAGTGTGATTCTTGGGTTGGTGGCTGCCGCTTTCTTTCTTGGATTATTCTTTGGGATGGACGATGACTAGCTTCAATCACGGCCCTTACTACGAGCTCAACGAGTATCAGGAGGATGCTGTTGCGTCAGCAATCTATCCTGGCCGGAAGGCTTGCGGTGGCGTCCTTTACACAGCGCTGAAGCTTGCTGGCGAGGCAGGCGAGGTTGCTGAGAAGGTCGGCAAGGCTATTCGCGACGATGGCTTCTTGTTCACCAGCGATCCTAACATCGAGTACGACTCGAACAATCCATGGGCTGATGCAAAGTATCTCACCGTAGAGCGGCGAGATAGTCTGATCAAAGAGCTTGGTGATGTGCTCTGGTATGTTGCGGCTATGGCCGATGAGATCGGTGTTTCCTTGGCTGATGTTGCCGGCGCCAACATCGCTAAACTGCGCGACCGCCAGGAGCGTGGCGTCCTTCAGGGAAGCGGTGATAATCGATGATAACTAGTCAATTCCCAATTCGTGGGTTGAGCGATCTGGCTTCATCTGAGTCTGTTCGTTCATTCTTTTACCTAGCCACCCCGTATGCAAAATACGCTGGCGGAAAGAGAGAGGCCTATGAGCTTGCCTGCGAATACACGCACGATCTGATTGTTGCCGGCGTCCCAGTGTTCAGCCCTATCGCTCACAGCCATTCCATTGCCAAAACCTGCAATATGAACAAGAACAGTCACGATCTGTGGATGCCACAGGATTTAGCTATCCTTCGTGGAGCGAGCGGGCTACTTATCGCTCCTGTTGCTGGGTGGCGGAACTCAAAAGGGATCGCGATGGAAGTCGCGGAGGCTAATGAGCACAATATCCCAATCTGGCTTCTCGATGTGCATTGGTGAATAAATGACTAACAAACTCTCTGACACACTAAAAGAACGAGGGGGACGTTATGGAGAGTTCAAGGACCAAGCTGTGATTGCGGTGGCATTGAAGAATGTGCTTCGGTATCAATGGTCAGACGATCTTCTGACCTTGACTATCCGGCCGGGCTGGACGTGTATGGAGCCGTATCAGCAGCACGCGCTTGAGATCATGTGCGATAAGATGGCGAGGATAGTTAATGGATGTGACCCAAACTATCTTGATAGTTGGTTAGATTTAGCCGGCTATGCTACGTTGGTACGTGAAAGGCTGGAGAAAGAAGGTGTCGGTCACGACTAAATACAGGTTCCGTACCCGATTTCGCGCCACTGCACCCTCAGGACAGACGGTTGAAGGTGTTGTGTGCGGGGTTTCCTTAAGGGCTACACCATCAGGCTGACGTGATATGACCAAGCCGTTCCACTTCGAAGCTAAGGTTGACTCAGTGTCGCGCTCTAAGCGCGGCACGTTCATCCGGCTTGAGGTGTCCGAAGCTCCTGCGGAGCTTTTGGGGCTGCACCCAGGGCAACGGCTCATGGTTGCGGCAAGTCCTCTCGGTGACTTCGATGAGGACGTGGGGGAAGGCGAGCGAGCGGTGCAGTTGGCGGGGATTTTGTGCCGCTCGCAGACCTTCTGGAAGTTCGTCATGGCCAAGAGCAAGATTAAAATTGCCATTGACAACGAAGAAGAAGCCGCTCAATTCCTCCGCAACAAACTAGGCATTGACTCTAGGTCCGACCTCAAGCACAATGAGGAAGCTCGAGAGCAGCTAAGGGTCATCAATGCGAAATTCCAAGAATGGTCAGACCGACAAGTCTAAGTCGGTTACACTCTCTGAATGCTACGCAGCATTCCTAGAAGAGAAGATGGCCTCACTGGCCATCAAGACGCAAGAGAACTACAGCCGGGCCGGCCGACTAATCCCCCAGAATCGCAAGGCGATGCGGGACTACACCCCTCAAGATATCACCAAGCTCATCAAGGACCTTCGTCCTGGCGCTTACATGACTGCCAGAGGGTTCCTCTCCAGCCTGTTCTCATTTGGCATTAGCCGCGGCTGGGCGACCGCTAACCCGGTCGCCTATGTCGAGACTAAGAAGCTTGGCCACATCGCTAGAATAGCCAGGGATGAGGCCAGGAAGGCCATACAGACCGTTCCTGATCCGATGCTGTCTCTGCTGTTCGAGACCCAGTATGCCTGTGGGCAGCGATTGTCGGACGTTCTGGCTATCAAACCAGTGAACATTAACAATGGCCAGCTGGTTATCACCCAAAAAAAGACAGGGAATATCGTGGACATTCCTATTTCCAAGGACCTTACCGATAAGTTACTTGCCCTTGGGCGCCAGCCATGCGAACCCTTTTTCCAGATCAAGCCCAGGAAGGTCTGGGCCGAATGGAGAAAGCTCCGCAAGGAGCTAGGTTTGAACATGAGACAGAGCCCGCATAGTTTCAGGAAGGCAGCCTCTTGTGAGGCCGCTGAGGGCGGCGCCAGTGAAGCTGAGTTGCAAGCCTTGCTTGGACACAAGAGTCCAAGAGCGGCTTCCCTATATCGATTGGAGGCTAATCGGAGTGTTCTAGCTGGATCAGCTATGGCTAAGCGGGAACCGATTGTCATTGCAAAGGA